CTTTTTCGTTTCATTTGCAAGGTTATCTATATAGTATTCTGACATAGACCACATCAGCGCACGCATTATCTTGCTCTCCGGGCCGAAGCCGAAGTCCTGACCAACGGCTATCAGTGTAATACCCATTTTCTGCAGGCGAGCGTCAAGATTAACGTGTTCGCCCAGTGATCTAGCCACACGATCGTATTTGTGAATAAGAATAGTATCGAAAGTACCCTTATTGCAATCTCTCAACATTTTTTGATACTGCGCACGGCTTGCCGTCATTGACCCCTTGCCGCTGATAGCCTCGTCTGCATATACGGCTACGATATTATATCCCTTAGTGGCGGCGTACTGTCTGCACGCCCTGAGCTGGGCTTCAATGCTATCCTCAGACTGCTTGTCCGACGAGTATCTTGCATATATAACTGCATTGCTCATAGTGTTCTCCTTAAGACTTCAATAACTCTTTTTTCTTAATATCGTACTCTTCCTGCGTTATAGCTCCGCAATCGAGCAGGCTTTTGTATTCCTTTATCTGCTCAGGGATAGATATAACTTTTTCATCAGCAGGCTTTGCATTCTGTTGTCTATTATACTGTTCAATTTCGCCCAGCATGGCCATGACCTGCTGGGCGTTTTTATATGCAGCACGATACGCCGCCGTGTCCTTGGCAAGTCCTTTTACGTCGAAATGAACATATCTTACTTGAGCGTCAGGATCTATAACCACTTTAATTTTCAGCATATTTGCAAGCTGCTTAGAGCTGTTCTTAGCAGTGCTTGCACCGACTATAGCACCCGCAGTTCCTGCAAGTATACCGCCGACAACCGCACGCTTGACACCGTTTCCGCCCATTGTTACAGTTTCATCGTCTTCAAGAAGCTCATAGCTCACAAGCTGGTTATACTTATAATCAGCACCACTGCCAAAAGAAAATCGGTGTGCTGCCTTATTTATTCTAAAATACTTATCAATCACATTATCCTTGTCATTATGTGAAGAAGCTTTCGGCACAGCTTTTCTCTGTGGCTCTGGAAGATCTCCATAAAGAGCGTTACGCACGTCCTTTATGGTTATTTCTATCTTAGGCTTGTTGATGCCTGAACGTTTCAAGCAATCATCACATATATAACCATCTCTAATTCGTTTGTTTTTTGAAAATAAGCCAAGATTACAATGGCATATATTACATTTATTCATATCGATACACACCTTTCTAAGGCTCTATAGTTCTTAAAGGTTCGACCATTATTCTTATAGATTATCGATAGCGTACTGAGCTTCTTCTGGGGTAAAGCCTTCACCATATTCAGATGTCAACTGCTCATATATGCGATCTGTTGACATAGACATATTATCTTGATAGCTATGTGCTTTTTGCAGAGCATTCGCATAGTAATCTGCATTAACATTGTCAACAGCATATTGAGCTTCACTTTCAGTGAATTGCTCACCACTATCCGAAATCAACTGGTCATATAGTCTTGACCTCGATAGGTACTGAGTATCCACATATGATTGTGCTTTTTGTAAGGCGTTATAATTATAATCTGCGTTTAAGTTCTCTAACGCATAATTGGCAGCATCATCAGAGAAGCCCTCACCATATTCAGATGTCAGCTGGTCATATAGCCGAGCACGTGACATATGCATGCTATCGCTATAAGTTTGTGCCTTTCTTAACGCATTACGATAATCAGCTGATATTCGTTCTGCTGTGGTGGTAGGCTCTGTGGTAGTAGTTGTAGTAGTCGTTGTTGTGGTGGTAGTGGTAGTAGTTGTTGTGGTTGTTTTCTTTGTGGTCGTTGTTTTTCTTGTTGTAGTCGCCTTCGGACTTGTTACGGTAGCCTTTTCACTTACTGTTGTGGTTTCCGTGGTAGTGGAAGCTGTTGTAGATGCCGCTGGTGGCTCAACTGTGGTCTTATAGCAGCCAGACATCATTAATGAAGCGGATATCAGTGCGACTAAAATAACAGTTTTCTTCATTTTTGTTACTCCTTTATAAAAAAATGCGCCTCAAAAAAGTTGGGCTATTCTTTTTCAAAAATTTATATGGTATGTCATATATATAGGAGGTGCATTCTATATATATGAATACTAAAAATTATAAAATCGAATTAAAAAAAATAATGCACGAGAAGCACATTAATGGAAAGCAACTTGCAGAGCTTGCCGAGATAAGTGAGGGGGAAATAAGCAAGATATTGACCGGCAAAGCAAACCCTACAATTGAAGTTATTGCACGTTTGGTTATTGTGCTCAAATGCGAGCTGCAAGATTTGGTAAAAATACTGAAATAAATTTATTATAGTAAATTTTGCTGAATTTATTGCCGAAATATGTTATAACCAGCATAAGGGGATTTAAACATATTTTTTCAAAAAATGAAAAAGAAAGGGGTGAGCAGCATGACCAACGCTGAGCGTAAGGAGCTGCAGGACAAGCTGGCAGAGATGATTTATTCTCTGCTTTTTGAAAGCAACAAGTCCGACGAATAGGGTACTGCCTACATACAGGCAGGCGAATAAGCACTTCACATTTTGTGGAGTGCTTATTTTTTTACTTTGGCTTTTTACTGCCGTTTTCCCTTTTCCATGCTAAGAAACTAACATAGTCATAAAGATCTAAGAGTTCATCATCGGATAGTGTATTAAGAACACTTTGTATATTTTCCAAAACTCTTATCTTATTAGAAGAAAAAGCTTTAGTGCTTTGAGAAACGGCTTTCAACGTTTGCCCTGGTTTATAACCGAAAAGATAATTCGCATCACATTGAAGCGCCTTTGTTAAGATCATTATGGTCTCGTCATTCGGCTTGCTTTTATTGGTTTCAAAATTGCTTATCATTCTATTTCCGATACCAGTCAATTTTTCAAGATCGCCCTGAGTAAGGCCAAGTTCCTCACGGCGTTCTTTTATTTTGTCGCCTATCACTTTAGCACCTCCTTTAATTAATATTATATCACAAAATCCTAAAATATCAAGATTATTTTCTAATTTAATTTGATAATTCCAATAATTTTGGTACTATGCACAAAAACACATGGTATTTTTTGTTGCGATTTTTCCAATTAAATTAGAAAAAATCTATTGACATTCTAATTTTATTGGATTATAATATAGTTAATCCAATAAGATTGGAATTAAAAAAGGAGGAATGGTTATGAATAAGCCAACAATCGTTGCAGTTAATGTAAAGAAGTTGCTTAAGGCCAAGCAGATGTCACAGAAAGAATTTGCCACAGTAACAGGTTATGACTATAAGAAGCTCAACAATAAGCTCAATGGCTATGAGAGCATATATCCAGAAGATATCGTATTCTTCTATAGTGCACTTGGCTGTGATGTGAACAAGCTTTTTGAACCGGTCGAAGAAACTGCATAATAACGTTTTGTTGACTTCAACAAAACGATAAAAAGAGGTGATACCAATGTCAAAATCAACAGACCATGATTTCAATGAGATAGTATATGACAGTGTTCTTCCTGAGATTGCAAGAGCTTTTTGCTCTTTAAAAAAAGAAGTCTCAGGAAATAAACTCGTGAATGAGCTATCTCCTGAGGAAAATGAGATTATAAAAATCAAAAGCAAAATGTTGAACAAAGTCATAACAGACTTTATTCAGAAACAGCTATGATCAAGGCGTGAACTGATTCACAACATATATTTCAGCAAGTTTCTTGACCAATTCAAAAGTCATTGCTTTGGCTTTTGTCTTAACAGTGTTCCACAGCTTAGAATCTCGAATGCTGTCGAGATACTGATGACCCTCATACGTGATACTGCTGTAGACGATAGTCATAATCTTGCTGTCTGTCCCTACTGGTTTTGCTTCGATATACTTGGCTTCCCAGAGCTTCGTTGAGGCATACGCAATATCGGCTCGTGAGAAGTCTGGCATTTTCTCACAGACCTGCTTAAGATTTAAGCTTGGGTATGACAAGCTATCGTCCATGACTAGGTTTTCTTCAAGAGTTAGCAAAAGTTCACGAACACAATCATAGTTTAGTTTCATAGTTATCCCCCTTTCTGATATATTTCAAATTTATTATATCATACAAGGTGGGAGCATTCAAGTTAAATAAGGAGAATAAAAGTGACAAACCATAAGATAAAAGACTATCATAAGAACCGCCTTGCATTCGAGGTCATAGTCAAGAATTACGAAATGCTCTGCTCCATGCTGATAGTGCTGAATAAGGAGTATCCTAAGACGTTCTATCCTAAGAAATGTCGCCAATGGATAGATGATTTTGCAGACAACTGCAAAATTGCCAACGAGTGGGACAAGGACGGTGTATATGCCTATAAAATGCAGCGGGCGTGCGAGAATAGCGGCATAGATCTGAACATGGTAGTAACGTTCGTTGAACGGAATTGCAAAGAGTTCAATCTCCAGAACAGGGCTATTCTGGCGGACAACATCAAGCTGGCGCTTGTGCAGACCGCCACAGAGTATGGCGTGGGCGGCAAGCGTATGAAAGCCATTCAGAACGCCATGTTGGAAACTTTCATTGACAATCCTAGGGAGCAGGTCAAGGCGCTGGGTATAGATGATTACATCGAAGAATGCACAGTGGGTCAGGTCGATATCCGCAAGTTCAGAGTCAAAGACAAGGTCAGGACTACCCTGCAGGAGCAGAAAGAAGCCTTAGCAGGCTTGGAAGCGTTCCGGCGCTGGTCAGCTGAGAATGTAAAAAAAGAGGGGCAGTAAAGTGAAAGAAACGATTGATATTCCCGTAAGCGTTACATATCGCATAGAGGACGGCAAGATCATAGAAACACGCCGCAAGGTCAAGAAGATACCGGCTGACGTTATCGCAAGCATTCTTTACCGCCATTTCAAACAGAAAGAGAGGAATAAGAAGTGCTGCACATCATGAAGATAGACGCCATTATCGGCGAAAGAACAAACGCTGAGATAGAAAGAGCCATTGGTAAGGCTCAGCTTGTCGGTGACAAGCTATGGCATGGAGATCTGAGCAAAGAAGACCTCCTGAGCTACTACGTGGCGCAGACCATAGAGAAGCATTTGGTGGCTGATATCGAGGAGCGTATCAAAGAGTTGGAGGGTGATGGAGATGTACGCAAAGAGTGATACCCGCAGTTCACTGATATCGCAAGCCGTCATCAGAATAGCAACGGATATGGGGATTGAAAGCTATGTCCGAGAGATACGCCACGGCTATTCTATATGTGCCGGCGAATTCGTCATCGTTGACATGGCGGACAATACCAGCGTTAAGATGATAATATCAGATTATAACGGTTATTATCAGCAAATCAAAAAGAATCTGAGAAAATGGAGGAAAAACTATGACAAAAAAAGACGTAGTCCTTGCACTCAATGAAGATGTCAAGGCGGTTGACTACCTGACAATGAGAGAGCAGAGAGACAAGCATAACAAGCTCGTTACCCGTCGAAAGCGTGAAGATCGCAGAGAGTGCTTCGCAATGGCCTTGCTGACTATCTTCTTTGCTTTCATGATAATAGTAGTAATGCTCGGTCTTGGGCAGGTATGGGAGATGATTTACTAATGTATGATTTCAACAACACTGTCAAGCTTAACCGCATAGGTGGTGAATATGTCATCACTGTGGACGGAAAGCCGTTGGAAACGTCACTCAGCTCTAATCAGCGCCGTAATCCTCTTATAGCTGTCAGCAGATATGCGTCAGCAATAGACGAATACCTCAGAGGGAACGTCAAGAAGTATCTTGCTGAAAACGAGCTGAACGTAGTCACGGGCTGTAATGTCTGCATGGAGTGTACAGACTGCAAGTTCTATCACCTCAATGACGCTGAGAGCAACTGCCGCCTAGGTGACAACAATGAGTAAGACAGTATACGTCGATAATACTATCTATCGAAAAGAATCTAAGCAGTTTCCTAACGTCAAGTATCGTTTCAACCTTGCCAACGTCGTGATACATAGTATGTATACCATGTATCTTAAGAACCGTGGCATACCGAAGACCATAGGGCTTACAGACAAGCAGCGTTTTGATTTTGAAAAACGCATTCAATCTCTTATCGACAACGGGTCTATCGTAGTGACAGAAGTCGAAGCAGGAACGAAAGGAAAATGAAAATGAGTACCATAGGAATAATACTGTTATCCATAGCGACGCTTATCGTTGTGGATATCGTGATGTACATAGTACTTGGTGCCATTGAAAAGCACTGGGAGAAAAAGTTTAAGGAGGATAAAGATGACGAGAGATGAAATAATTCTTGCAGCAAAATGCTGCATAGCAGACAACTGTGGAGCTTGTCCGTTTATAAATAGAGGTAATTGCATTACTGATTTTATGAAGAATGTTCTTGAATGCATAAAAAACGAGCCTGTGCTGTCTGCCAACAGTACAAGCTCGGAGGTATCTGTAAAAGAAGATACCGATAACATACACCTTAATGATAACACCAAAAGGCATATTTGTCAAGCATATAATACCGCTGACGAAGCCTGCGCAAATATGCTCACTATCTACGAAGGAATGTCGGAATGTGAGCAGAGAGCCTTTGATATAGGCGAGGTGTACGGAAAAATATACAGCACGAGGGATAAGCTTGAAACTTCCCTAAAGGAGCTCACAAAGGAGGGGGAGCGTAAATGCCGGTAATAACAGACGTTGACCTGTTATGCTATAATGCTGAACTTGCAGGCGCCAGAAAGCGACTGAATTACAAATCGCCCCTGCCAAGGCATAACGTAGGCCCATGTGTTTTCAACAACAGCATAAGGCAAGAGTGCATGGCATTAATCGAGAAGCCAACACAAGAAACCTGCACACGCTGCAAGTTTTTCAAAGACAGAACGGAGGATTATAATGCAGATGAATTCAAATAATCAAAAACCAATATTTGATTGGAGAAATTTTAAGTATGAGAACATAGCTGTTCACGTCAAGACTCAGGAAGAATACGATAACTTTATGAAAGAATGCAAGGCGCAGGGGTTTGCATGGTGCACTGGCAAAGAAGCTGATATGCCCAATCTTTGGCCAGACTGCGCATATGATATGTGCATAATATATGACAATAGTGGGCTTGTAAAAAAGGGACTGCATTATCAAAGACTTGGCTTCTGGAAGGACACGGGATATAGAATAGAAGAATTCGCAAATTTCTATTTTCCAAAAGATTACCAGCCGCTTAATTCAAACAGCAATATCCCAGAAGAACAGATAGAATTCTTGGAAAAGCCAACAACGCACACCTTGAAGCTGGAAGAATGCTTCTGTGAAGCAGTTGTCACAGGTAAAAAGTGTTTTGAAATTCGTAAAAATGACAGATGCTTTCAGCCCGGAGACACGATTGAGTTCATTCCAGTTAGTAACGGACATGCTGCCATTAATGTAATATCAAACCACAGATATAGGATAACATATGTCCTAAGTGGTTGGGGGTTGAAGAATGGATATGTTGCATTCGGAATAGAGGAGGTAAAGAGATATGACTAGCTACAGAGAGCAGGCGTTGAAGAAACTCATAAACGAACGAGAGGGCGTTAAGCTTAGCGGTGGAGCATCTGCGAACACAGTGCTGTGTACTATCATTCAGCCTGTCATTGACGCACTTGAAAGCTTCGTCAAGCAGGACGAGGAGTTCGCACAGGCGGTCGCTCAGGGCGGCACACTTCAGAAGTGTTTTGAAGCAGTTTACAAAGCAATTAAGGATAGCAACTTTGCACTATCAGACTTTAAGACTTATGAGACCGCAGCAGGCTTTTTCTTTCCCGGCTGTAAGATACGTTATCACATGGATATAGACCTCTGCGGTAGTGTCAACAAGGAAGCGCCTGAGCAGAAGCGCAAGTCGATCACAGTTTCTTTTGATGACCTTTTCTGAGAGGTGATTGAAAGTGTGGATAAACAATAACAAAGAGCAGTCGCTAGTATATAAGCCTATATTCACAGACTGTCTCACCCATGCCCAGAAAGAAGACGTTGAGGGCTTCCCGCCCCTCAACGTTGACGATTGTGCCGAGATTAATCGTCACTTTACGCCCTATATCTTTTACCGCAGGACTAGCCAATGGCGCTATACCTGTTTCTGTACGTCCTGCAATCACGAATTTAAGGTCAATAGTAATGATTATGGTGATATATACCACACTGATGATAATATCATCAGGCATAACTATTTGGGTACCTGCCCATGTTGCGGTGTGAAAGCCAAATATAAAGCGGCAGGATATAAGCAAGTTCAATTAAATGAAGTAGTTGATTTCGTCATATATAAAGCCGTTGAAGAAGTGGTATATATATATGCGGCGACGATTCATAAAGACTATAACGAATACGGAACGGAGGACTTCGACAGGAGCCCCAATCTTTGGGTCGATTTTCAAAAGCTTTACGTCCTGCGAAAAGGCAGTGCGGAGGTTTATCATTCGCATGCCTCATTCCGTCGAAACGGCTGGTGTTATATGATAGAGCCTATGAAGAGGAAAATGTGCAGTACATTCAATAACGGATTCGCTGAGCACAGACAAGTATACCTATATAAGAATATAATTAAGGACACTTTCTTAAAGTATTCAGGTTTTGATTGCTACTGCTGCCGCCATTATATAAGAGAGTATGACCAAGAACGTTATTATACCGCATACGCTATGTATCCGATACTTGAAATGGCGGTTAAAATGAACTGCGACACCATGGTGCAGGATCTGCTTTGGCACAACAAGAAGAATTATAAGATATTAAATTGGAACGCAACATCGCCGAAAAAATTCTTCAAGCATCTAACGCTGAATGAAGTGAAAGCATTTCTTGAAAATCACACGCCGGCAAGAGTTATAGAGGTGTATCAGGACTTCAAGCGCAAAGGTAAGAAGAAAGACATTTTCTACTGCCGAATGTACAGCTATATTACTGATTACTGCACTAGCATTAAAAAAGCGGGCGTTGACTCTGAGCAGGTGCTCGAATACCTCAAGCACATCATGAAACACGCTTCAGAGGAAGATCGTTGCCAAGACGATCACGCTGAATTAAGTCGTCTTGTGCGACTGTATGATGACTATGCTAACATAGGGCTGAAAATCGGATATGATTTTTCATTAAAAAACATATCATTTCCGAGAGACCTGAATGAAGCGCATGATAATGCAGTTGAGAACTTCAACTTCATGGAAGTTGAACGCAAGAGAAAAGAAGCCGCCGAGCGTGAGGAAGCCTATAAGCCCAGATACAAGAAGCTTTGCAAAAAATATAAGGGCTATAGCTATCCAGGCATTCAACTGGTCGTGCCAAAGAATGCCGAAAGCATTATCAAAGAGGGAAAGGACTTGCAAATATGCGTCGGCGGCTATGCTTCAAGGCATTGCAACGGCACCACGACAATTCTATTCATCAGAAAACCATCTGACCTTGATAAGTCATGGTTTACGATTGAAATAGACAATGCTGACCATATCGTGCAATGCCACGGATTTAAGAATGAACAAGCCAAAGACCCCTTAACGGGCAAGAAGCTTGAAAAGCCTGAAATAATCAAGGCGTTTGAAGTCAACTTCCAAGAGTGGCTGAATAGTCAGAAGAAGCAGAATAAAAGGAAAAAAGCAAGCTAGGAGGAAACGCAATGGAAAACACAGAAATTACAGTATCTATGAAAACAGCTATGGTAGAACACCAGCACATATGCGAATGCTACAGGACAGCCGCAACGGCTATCGTAGAAATGGGCAGGTCACTGAAGAATATCAGAGATTATAAGCTCTACACAGCACTTGGCTATGAGTCTTTCAAGAATTATCTTGAAAGCAATGGTGATTACACGTTCAAAGAACGTCAGGCGTATACCTATATCAAACTCTATGAGGACAACAGTACAAAGTTTCTAGAAGAACACGCAAGTATAGGTGTAACAAAGCTGGAGCTTCTCTCCAAGCTTCCGGAGTACGAACGTGAAGAATTCGCTGACACACATGACCTTGGTGGAATGACAGTTGAAGAAGTCAAGAAGCTAATCAAAGAAAAGCAGGCATTAGGCGAGCAGCTGACATTCCTCGAGGAGGAGAAGAAGGAGCAGACAGAAAGCGCCGAATCTCTCAGAGCTGAGCTTGAAGAACTGAGAGAAAAGCTTAAGCAGGCCGAGGACAAGCCTATCGAGGTAGTTAAGAGAGACCTCGACGAAGAAGAGATTGACAAGATAAGGCTGTCTATCCGTCAGGAACTTCATGCCGAACATATGAAAGAGCTGAATTCGCTGAAGAAGTCAAGCCGTGAAGCCGTGAATGCGGCAGAAGCTGAAAAAAATAATGCCCTTAAGAAAGCACAGACAGAGCGTGACAATGCAGTTAAGGAAGCCGTCGCTAAGTATGAAATCGCCCTCAGTAAAGCTAAGGCTGAGGCAGAAGAAGCGGACCATGCCAAGGCAGAGTTGGAAAAGAAATTGAAGTCAGGCAATGCAGACGAAGCAAGGGTTGCGCTGAAGATCATCTTTGAAAACGTTCAGAAAGGGCTTACGGAATTCATTGAAAAAATCAATGATATTGAAGACCCACAAACCAAGGAAAAGTTCATTACTGTCACAAGCAAGTGGCTCAGACAGGCGGCTGATGACCTTGAGGGGTGAGCTGAATGACCAGAGAATTGAAATGAAGAAGAACACCACCTATGAGGAAAGAAAAGCTAATGGAATATGCCCATATTGCGGGCGAGAAAAAGCTGTTCCTGGATATATTATGTGCGAGAAATGTAGAGAACAGAACAAGGAAAGATGTAAGAAACGCTATGAACGAGCGAAAGATAAAGGGCTATGCACACGTTGTTACAAGAAGCCATCAATTGAGGGTCAAACAATGTGCAGAGAATGTCTTGCGAAAATGCTAGCGAAAGACAAAGAAAAGCGATATGGCGGAGTATGCGATATGGATTGTTTCAATTGCAAATATGATGACTGCATTAATGACAATGTGCCAGAATGCTATGCTGATTTGCCCTTTGAGGAAAAGGAAAAGATCCGAAAACGCAATCGAGCCCGATATCACGAACTTAAAGAGAGGGGAATTTGTGTAAAATGCGGAAAGCTGCCAGCAAAAGAAGGAATCACTCTTTGTGAAAGTTGCGCACACAAGAGAAGTAAGAGGGAGAAAAGGAAAAGGGCAGAAAATCAGCAGATCAGCAAGCGGGATTTATGGCGTGAACAAAGAAAATGTTATTTCTGCGGAGGAGAATGTGTGCAAGGCCAGAAGGTGTGCACGAAACACTATGAAATGCTCAAAGCTATGGCAATGCATATGCGTGAAAGCGAAAGGAGCAAGATCGCAAGAGAACGGTTGAAAAAAGTATACTTTGCGGGAAGACAACAATAGAATTGTGAAAGGAGAAATCACTATGGAACACAAGTGTAAGTTCTGCGGAAGGAAGATAGGAACCGCACATTATATCCACAAAAAGGATTGTACGTGCGGGCTTTGTACAAAGTACTGTATGAGCGAATGTCAACTCTCAAAGAATGGCTTGTTGAGCTGGCATAAAGAGCCGTGCGTATCTTGTGAGAGAAACCCATATCGTAAGAACTATAAATGGAACGGAAAGGAATGGACAAAAGATGATTGATATTGACGGTTTCAAGGAATATCTTTACGAAGAGGAGCTTGCGCCGAACACAATAGCAACATATGTCAAAGGCGTAGAAAAATATGCTGAAAGGTTCGACACCATAACGAAGCCGAATTTAATTGAATTCAAACGCTATCTGGTCGAGAATTACAAGCCGCAAACTGTAAATCTCCGAATAACTGCCTTACTCACCTACTGCAAGTATAAAGGAATAGAAATGAAGTTGAAACAGGTTAAGTTAGCTAAGAAAACAAGCATTGACAATGTCATTTCACTTGACCAATACAACCGACTGATAGATGGACTTAAAAGAGACGATAATATGCGGTGGTATATTACTATCGTTGTCTTAGCAAGAACAGGAATGAGGATATCGGAAGCTTTAAAAATACGCAAGAGCGATATTATCAATGGGAAAGTGACCTTAAATGCTAAGGCACATATGAGAACAATATTTTTCCCAAAAACGCTAACAGATGAGATACTTCCCTATCTTAGCAATGTTTCTGATGATGATTTCGTTCTGCAGAATCACAATGGTCAGCCTATAACATCACGAGGGGTCTCTGGTGAACTCAGACGTTTTGCAGACAAGTACGGCATCCCGAAAGAAGTAATGCACCCACATTCGTTTCGGCATTTCTTTGCTATCGAATTTGTTAAAAGAAACAATAATATTTCGCTGCTTGCTGACCTACTAGGACACGGAAGCGTTAACATCACGCAGATATATCTACGTCAGTCAGAAGAACAACAGAAAACAGCTGTTGATAATACTGTCAATTGGTGACAAAGGGTGAGAACAATGAGATGTGGTGATAAGAGAATGAGATCAGAATACATATTTCCACTTCTGCTGATTTTGCTGGACGTGGGAGCGGCTATCATATACGCTTTGCAAAAGGACTACAAGAAATCCGTCTATTGGATAGCGGCGGCCGTACTGAATGTGACAGTAACAGTTTAGGAGGAATAACTATGTCAGATGAAAATCCAATAGCTATAGCGCAGAAAATCTTGTCTGAAATAACCACGGGCAGAAATAAAGATAGAAAGAGCTTGAAAGAAGCTCTTTCAACACTCAAAGTTGGAGATCAGATTGCAACAGACGAAGAAATATGGACTGTTATTGGTATAGAAACAATTGAATCTAAATCTTTTAAAATGCCAAGAACATTGAAAGTTAAGTGTTCATCATCACAGCGGAGCAAATGCTTGATTTTCTACATACCAAAGGGCGGTGTTATGTAATGAAAAATTCAAACACACCAACAGAACACATAGAGCAGGCATTGCTTTTCAAGTGGGCGACATTCAGCTCAGGCAAGTATCCCGAACTGGAGTATATGTTCGCTATACCGAACGGCGGCTATCGCCACTATAGAACTGCCGCAGATCTTAAGTCTGAGGGCGTAAAGTCAGGTGTGCCTGACATAATGCTTCCGGTGGGACGTGGCGGTTACTACGGTCTTTTTATAGAAATGAAACGCACATCAGGTGGACGAGTATCGGAATCTCAACAGAAGTTTCTGAAAACGCTTAATGACAACGGCTATCTTGCAGTTGTTTGCAAAGGCTTTGAGCAGGCGCAGGAAGCAATCTTGAAGTACCTTAATAAAGGAGTGAGAAAATGAAAATATCTAAGCTGAAAAAAATATGCAGTAAAGCGGCTAAGACCATATCCTACTTCTATAATGAAAATGATAATTCATTATGGATTGGCTCAGGCAGTGCAATATATCCGCTTTACGGCATGCCGAACATGAATACCAGCGAGCAGTTACTCACGCTTTTTGACATTAATGAAAGTGACCGTGAGAATTGGAGATGTAAGCAGCTGCCGCCTGCTATTGAGAGCAACATTGTTATGAACATCGCTTCATGCACAACAGGCAAGATGATAGATCGTCGTTCAACATTCGTTGCCATGCTAAGCGAATATCAGATATTCTCAGGCACAGAAAAAGTGCATATATGCCCGAAAGCATTCCTTGAAGTAATAGATGATTATGAAATTCTTACATACTATTCCATTGATGATATGATAATCGTCAAAGCAGGCTTGCTTACGCTCGGTGTACTGTGTGAAACCCATGGCGTTGTAACACAAGAACTTCTTAATGACATTAATTCCATGCACGATATGTTACAAGAAGTATTCAACAGGGAGTGCGAAGAAAAAGACAAGAGCAGAAATTATGAGCAATTGGCAATGACAGAGTGAAGCCCTATATATTATATATAGTATAGAACAAGTGTTCAGCCCGTGTGTAAGCACGGGTATGAGGGCTTGTAATGGGTCTTAATAACTCGGACAGTGGGAGGAAATGACAATGAGCCTTATGAGATACAGAGAGCAAAAGTATATTTATGGAAACTACATGGAAGTGAATATGTATCCTGTCTATGCCTGCCCACGTTCTTCTAGTCGAAAGAAGAAAAGGAAGCCAACAAGCAAGGTGCAGGAGAGATTAAATCAGATCAATGCTGAAAGAGCTCTGGCAAGACTTATCCCTGCAAACTTCACTGACAAAGACTATAAGTTCGAGCTGACCTATGCACCACAAAATAATCCTGCTGACCTTGAGCGTGCCAAGAAAGACTTTGCTAACTTTGTTAAGCGTGTGAATAGAGCAAGAGTCAAGAGAGGCTTACCGAGAATGAAATATATTTATTCCATTGAGCAGGGCTCAAAGTCTGGACGTATTCATTTTCACGTAATCATGACTGGTGGTCTCACTATCAACGAAATAGCTTCCATATGGGGCAAGGGCTATGTTGACAAGGTCCTGCCATTGATGTTTGACCAGACAGGCTGTGCAGGAATTGCAAAATACTTCTGCAAGCAGAAGATTTCAGATCATAACAAAGGCAAGCACGCCAAGCGTTATGTTGCGTCAACTAACTGTATTAAACCGCAACCGCAGAATAACGATTATCGTCTGACGAAACGTGCGGTGCAGAGCATGGCATATAACTGTGATAACTCGGCACTGTTCGAGAATATGTATCAAGATTATTACTATGCTGATTGCCGTCCATTCTGGAACGAGGATAACGGCACGTTCTACATATCGCTGTTTATGTACCGGAGAACGGCGAAGCTGAACATATAGGGGGTGAGATGATGAGTCTTAAGGGAGCTGAGCTTAGCGTGATATGTGATGATTGCCATAAGGCATTCATAGTCTGCGTTCGCAAAGAGAGATTTCAAATCATAGAAGGGGACGTATGGTGCTATAACTGCCCTCACTGTGGTAAGTTATACGTTGCATATATCGACGATAGCCTGACACGTCATGCCCATGCGCTTCAAAAAAACGGTGTTGTGTTGAAAGATATCCTGACGAAAATATCGAGAGAATTATCGGCAAGGCAGGGAAAGGAGAAGAATTAATGGACTCATACAGACAGGGATATATCAAAGCATTAATCGACGTGAAGAACTATGTCGATAGCCATTCGCACGTGATGAAGCACTACAAGCTTTATAATTCAAAGAAACTACCTATGCTTTTACAAGCATTTATTGACAACGCCGATGAAATGATTGCAATGGGTGATATGATAGAATTGACATTGACGTTCGATCAGAAAAGCATTAAGAAGTCCAAGGAGAATTATCATGACTAAGAAGCGATTGTTGTCATATCGACAACTTAAGGCTGAGCTGAAGTGGGTAAGTGAAGATAGTGACGATTATCGCAGCCTGAAAGCAGAGATAGCAGAGATTGAAGCATATGTGTCAGGCATTGATGACGCATTCATCAGGATTATTTTTCGCCTGCGTTATCTTGTCCCACGCAAGGACGGAGCTTGGCAGCCGCCGTCATGGGCGTGGATAGCCAGGCAAGCAAATGCTTCAGAAGATTACTGCAAGGGCAGGCATTGCAAGTTCTGTAAGAAAAACACGCTGTAACACGCACGAACACACTCTGCGTGCTATGATGATAATGCGGGGTTGTTGTTATAGTTTTTCCATAGGTTTATGTCGGTGCAAGGGCCACGTTGTATGACGTGGTCCTTGTGCTATATATGCGAGGTGATAACGTGTATAGTACGAGTCAGATCAGAGAGCTAATCAAGGAAGGACGAGTTGACAAGTTCTATAACGATCGCTATTGGCGGAAGTTCAGCAAGAGCGTTATCGCAGAGCAGCACAATGAATGCCAGATATGCAAGTGCAAGGGTAAAGTGACGAGGGCAACTATTCTTCATCACGTCAAGCACCTTAAGCAGTTTCCACAGTTTGCATACAGTCGGTATTACTATGACGATACTGGTGAAAAGCATAGACAGCTGATAGCACTGTGTCATGACTGCCACGAAGCACAGCACCCAGAACGGCGCTGGCAAGAACGTGCCGATAAGTTCGTCAATGAGGAGCGGTGGTGAGCGCCTTGCGGCGATACCCCCCGGGGTCAAGGGTCGAAAAATTTTTTCGGCCTTGTACGACGGGAGGCACAGAAGACATATCCGCCCTCGCACGCACGTGAGAGAATTTTTTTCAAGAAAATCAAATGTAAGGAGTTGGCAAAAGTGAAAAAGCCGAGTTTATCAGAGATTGAACAGTCGTTGATAGAGCAGCTCGAACAAATGGGTGCTTCTGTCGATTTCTATAAATCGCTGGTTTCAGACTATCTGTTTTACGAAAAACAGGAAAGGAAAATGCAAGCCGATATCCGCAAGAGAGGGCTTACCTACATGGCGGTTTCTGCTGTTGGTAAAGAATATGAAAAGGACAATCCGTCTGTAAAGCAGGCGTATATGTATAACAAGCAGAAATTGCAGATTTTGAAAGATCTCGGTCTGTCAACCGAGAAGGTGAAGAATCTTGACGATGATGAAGAGTTGTAAAGGTCAAGATGCTCTCGATCTTTCCTGCCTTGCTGAATACATTAGCCTCGTTAAAGAGCACGAATACCCATACTGTATTGAGCAGTGCAAGCTCATTGAATACGTTGAAAGAACATTTCTGAGCGAGGATATCTATGTTGATGTTGAACAAGCTGAGAAATACTTCAGCTATGAGAAATATTTTCCGTTCAAGCTGTTCCCATGGGAACGATTCGTGTTCACCCTTCACAACTGCACCTATAAGTCCAATGGCTCTTTACGATGGCCTGTACTGTTTCTCTACGTCGGTCGAGGAACAGGAAAAAACGGCTACTTAGGCTTTGAAGATTTTTGTTTGCTAACACCGACGAATGGCATCAAGCATTACAACATCGATATTTTTGCGACGACAGAAGATCAGGCTAAGACCACGTTCAATGATGTGTACAACGTCCTTGAAGACAACCGTGACAAGATGCAGAGATTTTTTTACTGGAACACAGAAAAAATTATAAGTCTGAAAACAAAATCCGTCTTGCGGTACAGAACATCGAGCCCGAAATCTGCCGATGGTGCAAGACCGGGCAAGGTAGACCATGATGAGGAGCACGCATATGAGAACAGTAAACTCATAGATGTTGCTGTTGGCGGCCTTGGAAAAAAACCACGCCCACGCCGCACGATCATGAGCACCGACGGATTCGTCCGTGAAGGTCCACTTGACAAAGATAAGACCAAAGGGATTAGAATCCTTAACGGTGAGATAGATGATAACGGCATGCTACCATTCATTGCAAGAGTAGATAAGCCAGAAGAAGTTGAAATGCCTGAAATGTGGTATAAGGCGAACCCGTCACTGCAGTACCTTCCTGATCTTCTCCAAGAGATGAAGACTGAATTTCAAAATTATCTGGACGATAAAATCAGCAATATCAGTTTTGCAGTTAAACGCATGAACTGCCTGCCACAGCAGACTGAGGGCGGTATAACCGCATTTGATAATATCCTGGCAACTAATCAGGATATCACGCCATATTTGTCAAAGCTTCAAGGCAGACAATGCACAGCAGGTTTTGACTATATGAAGACCGATGACTTTCTCTCAGCAGGCTTGCTCTTCGACGTAGACGGAACGGACGTATGGATAACGCACACCTGGGTGTGCAAGGCTTCTGCAGATTTACCAAGAATCAAGGCGCCCCTGCAAGAATGGGAAGCGGCGGGGCTACTGTCATTCGTTGACGGTCCAGAGATACCGCCTGAGATACCCGTTATATGGGTGGCGCAGAAAGCGGCGGAATTGAATGCAAAAGTCGCAATGACTGGCATCGATAACTATCGCTATACACTGCTTAGGAGGGCGCTTAAAGAGAATCTCTACGCTTCTGACGAAAAAGGCTACGGGAATATCATGCTTGTCCGTCCGTCAAATGAAATGATGATAATGCCTGTAATCACAAGTCAGCTGGTGAATCATAAGCTTGCAGTCGGAGACAATCCCCTTTTCCGCTGGGCTATGAACAATACCAAGGTATGCACTTCGTCCGCAGGCAATATGACATATGGTAAAATAGAGCCGAAATCACGCAAGACAGACCCGTTCAAAGCTTACGTTGCTGCGAAAGTAGCTCAGAATAAAATTTCTGAGCAAATATCAAGTATGCCAATGAATACAAACATTCCTGGCGTTTTCACATTCTAGCGGAAGGAGGATAAGCAATGGGTTTAAAATCGTTGATATCAAGAATTATCAACGCCAAAAGTGACGAAGTTATAAGTGTCAAGTCAGTAGGATATGACGATGATGTACGAATAGCTGTTCAGGCATATGCTATTCAGGTAGTTGTCGAGATTCTTGCTGCACTTATATCCAAGTGCGAAATAAAAACCTATCACAATGGAAAATCATTCAAGGGTGAAGAATGGTATCTTTTCAATGTTCGTCCAAACGCAAACCAGACGGCCGCACAGTTTAAGAATGAAATAGTTCGGAAAACTTTGATACTGGGAAACAGTCTGATAGTCAGTGCAGGTCAGCAGTTGATATGTGCCGACGGCTGGAGCACACAGGAATATGCGTTGTATCCGAACTTTTTTTCGCAAGTTTCAAAAGGTTCTTTTACTTTTGAAAAAAGGTTTGATATGAATGATGTTCTCTTTCTAAGATTTTCAAACGGCGGAGTAAGGCAGATTCTATCTGAAATGCTTGAAAATCACAACAAATTTCTTGAAACATCTTCAACGGTCTATGCAAAGAGTGGAACGCAGAAAGGTATACTCGAGATAACACCCATGGCTCAAGGACAGCCGAACTACGAGGAGAAATTTCAAGAGTTAATGAACAAGTATTTCAAAACGTACTTTGAGGCAAAGAATGCAGTTCTGCCTCTGTGGGGTGGAATGAAATACACGCCACAGAGCAACGGAGAAACCAAGCGGACTGTTTCGGAAACAACGGACTACATCTCGATACTCAACGATGCTCTTGAAAAGGCTGCTATTGCATATAACGTGTCACCGGCTATCGTCAAGGGAAATGTTGAAAATATCAGTGAGGCTTTGTCGATGACTCTTACTTTTGCCGTAGATCCTTTTGCGAAAATGCTATCTGACGAGATTACCGCAAAACGATACACGAAAGAGCAGGTCTTGAAAGGAAACTACGCAAAGGTTTGCACGGAAAATATCAAACATTTCGATATTCTCGAAATGGCGAATTCCGTTGACAAGCTGATTTCCAGTGGTTTCTATTCGACCAATGAGCTGAGAGAAAAGGTCGGAGAAGAACGAATTTCTGAAAGTTGGGCGGATCAGCACACCCGAACCAAGAACTATGAAACGATAGAAGGAGGTGGAAACGATGAATAGCATTTTAAATCGATTTGAATTCAGGTTAGAGGCAGATAAGCCAACGGAGCTTAACTTATATTTGTATTCTCAGGTCCGTGGAGGACTTGCCTATGATTTGGCAAAGGGAAAATTTGAGGAGAGCAAGACAGGTGCGAGCTATTTTTCCAAAAAGCTGGAAGAATACAAGGGCTGTGAGCACATCAATCTGTACATCAACTCTCTTGGCGGTCAGATCAAAGAGGGCGTCGCTATTGGAAATATTTTAAAGCGGCATAAAGCAAAAGTGACTTGTTATGTTGACGGCTGGGCTTGTTCGATAGCTAGCGTTATAGCCATGGCAGCGGACGAGATCGTCATGTACAACAACAGCCTCATGATGATTCATCAGGCGTCCTGCTATTGTGAAGGAAATGCCGATGATATGAGAATCGCTGCTGACGAGCTGGATAAGATGACTGACACCGCTATCTCAACATATGCCGAACGTTGCGGTGGTAAGTGTAGTCGTGAAAAAATTTCCGAAATGGTCAAGGTGGGAACATGGCTCACAGCTGATGAATGTCTTTCGTATGGCCTATGTGATACCATATCGACTGGGAAACAGCCTGTTGATATGGCAACCATGCTCAGTGACGTAAAGCGATACACAATGTCAAGTGTTCTTGACGGTGAAAGCATGGATAAGCTTATTGAGCTGTATAAGCAGTCAACTGCACAGCAGGCCTTACCTGCTGAAAAAAGCAAAGAAGAGAAAGAAAATGCCGCTATATCGGCATTTGAAAAGTTTATGAAATTGGAGGTAAAAAAATGATTAATCTCGACACACTCAAGGAACAGAAAGAAGATATCCTGGCATCGCTTTCAGTCGCTATAAAAAATGGCGATGATAAAGCAATGGAAAATGCTCTGGATAAGTACGGCAACCTGATTTCAGATACTATCATGAATGAGGTAAAGAGCACCACGGAGTCTGTTGACAGCCAGATACTTAGCACACGTGGTGTAAGAATGCTGACAAGCGATGAAAAAGAGTACTATGACTCCGTTATCGCTGCCGGTAAGTCTTCTGATCCGAAGATGGCATTGACAAATGCCGACAAAACAATGCCAATCACGATCATTGAGTCCGTGCTCGGTGAAATTCCACAGCAGCACCCACTGCTCAACTTCATCAGCTTCCAGGACACAACTGGCATCACAAGAATGCTTGTCAACGAACAGGGCGAACAGACTGCCAAGTGGGGAGATCTGAACACCGCTATCGACAAAGAGTTGCAGGGAGCGTTTAAGCTTTTCGACGTCTCTCTCAAAAAGCTTACAGCATGGATACCTGTGTCTAACGATATGTTAGATCTGGGTGCAACATGGCTGGATAGGTATGTACGTGAAATCCTTGCTGAGGCTCTGTGGGTCGGCATGGAAACAGGTATCGTTACAGGTGACGGCCTGAACTGCCCTATCGGAATGTGCAAGGACGTGTCTGATAAGGCGTCAGTAGTTGGCGGAAAATACCCCGATCAGAGCACGATTGCACTCAAGGAAATGTCGCCTGAGGCTATCGGTACTATCGCTGCTCAGCTTACTAAGACAGAGGCTGGAAACAACAGGCCGCTTGATAACCTCATCTTCGTAGTCAATCCAAAGACATATCTGACCAAGGTAATGCCTGCAACAACGAACTTCGTTCAGGGAAAATGGGTTAACGATGTTATGCCTATTCCATGCACTATTATCCAGTCATGCGCCGTTCCTGATGACAGAGCTATCTTCGGTCTTGGCAAGCGTTACTTCATGGGTCTTGGCATGGCTAAGGGCGGTAAGCTGGAGTTTGATGACTCATTCAAGTTCCTTGATGACGCAAGGACATATAAGATCAAGACATACGGCAACGGCAAGCCACTCGACAGCAATGCTTTCAGGTATCTGGATATCTCAAAGCTTAAGAGATTTATCCCGACAGTATACACTGTCACACCGTCAGAAACATAAGGAGTTGATATAAATGCAGCAGGCATTATTCGAGGAAGTTAAAAATCAGCTGAACATAACTTGGTCAGACGAAGCTACTGACAGAAAGATAAACAGCATTATAGCACGTGCTATAGGAGTACTTAACGGATATGCAGGTCAGGTGCTGGATATCAACGTTGACGAAAATATCAACGGCGACGCCCAGCTTCTGATCGACTGCTGCAGATATATATATAACGATTGCTTCGAGGACTTTGAAAAAAATTATCACTCTCAGCTCTTCGCTCTGAGAGCAAGATGTCAGATTGAGGAGATGTCAGGAGGAAGCGTATGATAAGCAAGCGGCAGACGTTCAATGACGGAATATGCACTATGGCAACTATCATCAATGCCAATAGCTTGAAAATCAAGCAAGCAGGCATAAGATATGACAATCGTACCGTCGGCTCAGAGCGTTTCTATAAAGCCGCTGAGTATCAGCACCGCTGTGATAAAGTGATAAGAATACCACTTATCGCCGAGCCGCAGGCGACTGACATTGTGATAATGAACGGCGACCAGTATAACGTCATTCAAGTTCAGATGATAAAGGACGCTAAGCCGCAGGCTTGGCAGTTATCAATAGAAAAGCGGAAAAAGAGGTTAGAAATCCATGTCAATGAGTCCTGATGAGATGGCTGAGGCTTTACAGCACGCATTTCAGCAAGAAAGTCGCCGTGTTAATGAAGCCGCCAAGAGAGCCGTTAAGAAGACCGCAAAGGAAACCCGCAAGGTCGTCCAAGAACACTTCACGTTCAATACCCGCTCCGGCAAATATGCCAAGGCGCTTACAGTTAGCACCGAATACGAGGACTCTTTCGACATTCGGCAGATAGTGAATTTCAAGAAGAATAAGCAGTATCTTCTCACACACCTGCTGGAGTATGGCCATGCTATGAAGCGTGGTGGCAGAACGCTTCCGTTTAAGGCGAAAGCTTATCCGCACATGATTTACGGACAAGAGTATGCCGAAGAAAAATTACCGGAAAACATCAGAAAGGAGATTGAGAAGTCGAAATGACATTGACAGAACTTATATCACTTTCAGGCATTCCTACGGACAGGATTGCTAAGATAGATTTTCCAGTGGAAACGGAATTGCCGTTCGCAACATGGATAAACAAGACACCTCAGACGATATCTGCAGACGGAAGAACTGTCGCAGTTATCCCACGGATTGCAGTTGAAATATACTGCGAGCCGGAAGATGAAGAAACACATATCCTATTTGAGAACGCCCTTATGGATAAGGGCATATGTTTCTCAGTCGCCGCAGGCTATCTGGGGCAGGATCAGCAAATGGATATGTGGGTATACGAATTCGATCGCAAGGAGGAATATTAATGAAAGGAACAGTGAAAGCCGTTGCCCATGCACTGATTACAGAGTCTACAGATGTCAGTGGTGCGACAACTATCACATATGGAGAACTTAAGTATCATAAGACAAAGCTTTCGGGCACCCGTCAGGTAAGCCTTGACCCGAAGTCATCAAGCAAGGAGATATGGGCTGACGGCGTAGTAGCATTCGCAGGTCAGACTAATCAGGGTTACGAGGGAACTATCACCACACTTGACCTGTGTGATGATCTTGAGAAAGACTGGTACGGAAATGTCATCGAAGAGAAAAACGGCACACTGGTCGAAGTAGCAAGAACAGGAGAAGCGCCAAAGTTCGGCTTGATCGTACAGTATGAGTCAACATCAGAAGCCGAGGGATACACCGAGGTTTTCCCTTACTGCTATACTACAGATCGCACGAAATTCTCAGTTAAGACAGAGGAAGACAGCGGTATGGACTATGAGTATACAGAGCATAAGATTGCCTGCAAGCCGTCACCGGCTGAGGCTACTGTCAACAACAAGAAAGGACACATTGCACGTTTCCGTATAAAGGGTAACACAGTACTCACAAAGTTTCCTGAGTACACCTACACCCCGGGTGAATGACAATGAGCAATACATTAGTCCTGACTATAGACAGCAGGCAGATAGGCTTCAAGGCTACAGCAGGCCTTTTCTATCGATACAAGGAAGCATTCGGCACGGAGTATCTTGAGGACGTTGTCAAGGTTCATCAGTTCGGTAAGGGTGCCTTTGTTCAACAGGTCGAATACCGCACCCTATGGGTGCTTGCCAAGACTTATGATGATAGTATACCGCCTATTCAGACGTGGCTTGACAGCTTCGCCTATGGTGCATTTCCTGTTGATGATATCTATAATCAGGTTATGCCTATACTGCAGGCAAACATGAAAGTTGACAGAAAAAATCCATAAGCGGCAGTAAAAGCGGAGATGATCGGCCTCTCAAATCGGAGGAGGTCATCTCTCTTGTTATAAACAGGGGTCTTACTGTCGCTGATTTAGACCGCATGACGTATGGTATGGTAGTGAACTATGCCTGCGCCTATGACCGACAGCGATTAATCGCCGCCGGCAAAAAGGTCATTGACCCCGAAATTAAATACGAAGAACTGAAATCAAACCTGCCTGTTGTTGAAGAACGATATAAGCAGGGAAAAATCAGCAAAGAACGATATGAAAAGTATATTGCGAAAATAAAGGCATGGGAGGGTGAGTAATGGCTAAGTCATCATCAGATGAGAAAATCAAAGGTATGTACGTCAAAATCGGTGGTGATACGTCTGAGTATACTGCCGCCATGAAAGGGCTTAATGCCGATATCAATTCGACTACAAAAAATCTGAACAGCGTCAACAAACTCTTAAAGCTTGACCCAACTAACGTTGAATACACCGCTCAGAAGCAGAAGTTGTTGAGCGAGGCTATCGAAGCAACAAAAACAAAGCTGGACGTTCTCATTAGAAACGAGAAAGATATCAACGAGCAATATAAGAAAGGCGAACTTCCTGTTGAGTCATATCTTAAGTATCAGGAAGAGCTTGAAAAGACCAAGAAGAAGCTGAACACACTGCGAGATCAGACCAAGACCGCAGACGATAGCACCAAGGAGCTTGGTAATAAAGCCAAGGATACGTCAGATAAGGTCAAAGACCTTGGTGATAAAGCTGACCAGACAGGCAGTGTCTTCAAGGACGTTTTCTCCGCTAATCTAGCCGTTGAGGGGCTGAAAGCTATAGCTAATGCCGCCAAGGAAGCGGCGGAAAGCTGTGCACAAGTCGGCATTGACTTCTCCAGCTCAATGTCAAATGTGGCGGCGACAATGGGCATGACCGCAGAACAGGTCAGCTCAGGCGCTGAGGACTATCAGAAGCTAGAGAACGCCGCCCGTGAATGTGGCGAAACAACAAAGTATACCGCTTCGGAGTCCGCTGACGCTCTTAATTACTTGGCCCTTGCAGGATATGACGTAAATAAGGCGGTTGAAACACTGCCGAAAGTTCTCAATCTTGCCACTGCTTCAGGCATGGATCTTGCGTCCTGCACTGACATGGTAACGGATACTATGTCAGCACTACAGTTGCAGACGAGTGACCTTGACGGCTATATGGACATGATGGCCAAGACAGCCCAAAAATCTAATACCACAGTTGCTATGCTTGGTGAGGGCATTCTCCAGTGTGCCGGTACGGTCAAGTCCACAGGACAGGACGTTGATACAATGTGCACCTCTCTTGGAATACTGGCTAATAACGGTATCAAGGGTGCAGAGGGCGGCACACATCTCAGAAATATGCTTTTGTCGTTAACATCACCGACAGACGTTGCTTCCGCTAAGTTGAAAGAGCTGGGTGTGAGCGTGGCTGACAGTGAGGGAAATATCAGAGATATCAACGATATTTTCGGAGACCTTAACGCCAAGCTTTCCAAGCTCTCAGATGACCAGAAGACCAAGGCGCTTAGCGATATCTTCAATAAGACAGACTTATCGTCCGTTAATGCCATGCTTCAAGGCATGAGCGGGTCTTTCGATGACCTGAAATCTCAGGTAGATAACGCCGACGGAGCGTGTCAGACAATGGCTGACACCATGAATAACAATCTTAAGGGCAAACTGGCTATAATGGACTCTTCCCTTGAATCCCTTGGCATAACTATTTTCGATAAATTCAGCGCCCCCCTCGAAGACGCCGCCGAAAAAGGCTCAGAGCTTTTCAGTGAACTTACCAAGGATATCAAAGATGGAGACCTCAGTGATGAATTCGACGATATGGGCAATGCCCTTGGAGATTTGGTCGAAACCGGCGCAAAGTTTGCCAAAGGTTCGTTGCCTATCCTCATTGACGGTGTAAAGTTCTTCTGCGAGCATTCTAACCTTGTTATCGGAGGATTGACAGGAATAACGTCGGCAATGGTATCAAAAAAAGCCATAAATAACGTTTCAGACCTCGTAAAGTCATTCAAGAGCCTTACAGGTGCAACAAAAGCAGCTGAAACCGCCCAGCAGGCTTTAAATGCAACTCAAAAAGCGTCGCCGGTAGGAGCAATTGCAGCTATTATAGGTACGGTAGTTGGCGGTATTGTGTCTTATGCAACTTCGGTTGATGACGCCGCTGATTCAACAAAAGTCCTCAATGACGAAGAGCAGGCGTTAGTCGACAGCACGAATGAACTGACAGACACCATGAAGAAAGCCGCAGATCAGAGAGAAGAAGCCAAGACAGATATAGAAGCCGAGTATAGCAGCTATAAAAGTCTTGCAGATAGAATTTTTGAGCTTTCTGACGCCGAGAGCTTATCTAATGACGAGAAGTCAGAAATGAAAACTCTTGTGGACCAGCTGAACAGTGCCATGCCTGACCTTAATCTTCAGATCGACGATCAGACAGGCAAGCTTCTCAACAATAGGGACGCTGTCTATTCGTGTATAGAAGCAAAGAAAGAACAGCTTCTTGTCGAAGCCGCTCAGAAAGATATGGTCGCTATATCAGAAGACCTTTATAAAGCTGAGAAAAATCAGAAAGAACTTGAAGAAGAAATAGCCGAAAAGAAAAAAGAAATGATCCCTATTCAAGAGAAGATGAATAAGCTCAACGCAGATTGGGCGAACGTTGCTGATGAAAGTCAGTACTGGGATCTACAGGAGCAGTATGACAAGCTTGACAAGTCAGTAAACGAGCTTCAGAAGTCATATAAGTCCGCAGGCGGAGAGATTGAGAAGCTGAATGCAGACTATGCTGATGCTTCCAAGTACGTTTCTGAGCATTCTTCTGCTCTCGAAGACAATTCAAAGGCCGTAGAGGACAATGCAAAAAAGGTCGATACGATCTATAACCGCACTGTCATGTATAAAGACGGCTTACACAAGGTATCACAAGAAACTGTTGACGCAATAGTTGAGATGAATAAGAGCTATGACGAAGCCGTCCAGAAACGAACGGAAGAATTGCAGAACAATCTTAACCTCTTCGACGAATTCAACGGCGGTGCTGAGATATCCGCAGAACAGCTTATGCAGAACTTGGAATCTAATCTTGACGGCATGGCAAGCTGGTCTGATGATATCAAGACGCTTGCAGACAGAGGCGTGAACAAGGGGCTTATCAAGACCTTGCAGGAAGCAGGTCCTCAATCGTCAAGCAAGATAAAGGCGTTACTTTCCATGTCACAGCCTGAGTTGAAAAAGTACAGTGATATGTGGGAAGAATGCATGAGCGACTGCAAGAAGATAGCAACTTCAGAGTTCGACGAGCTCAGGCAACAGTATGATAAGACCATAGAGACGCTTCAAAAGCGTGACCAAATAAGCCAGATATCAGATGTATGGGAGCAAACAGGTGCGGCAATGATGTTAGGTATGCAGCAAGGCATACTGTCTGCACAGCAGTCCGTCATTGATACCGCAACAAGTGGAGCGAACGCAGTGCTTGCGGCGGTCAGGGGGGTATATGATATACACTCCCCTTCAAAGGCATTTGAAAATATATCGAAAATGAATGCGCAGGGTGAGATCCAAGGCTGGAAGTCATCAGAGGACGATATCATCAAAGCCTATACCAATACTGGTGACAAGATACTGTCAGAGAATATGCGCAATACATACAGCGATACAAATAGGGTCGCAAGGTCGGTATATAATGGATCATATGCCCACAGTATCACGCAGAAAGCATCAACAAGCGCCACAGACAACACGCAGGTCGTCCCAACAGTCAGACAAATGCCCGAGACTATTCATAACGTGATAGTATTCCCGAATGGGAAAGTAATTGCAGAGGAAACAGTTCCATTTATAGATGTAATGCTTGGCGAAAGAGCTGCAAGAAAGAAAAGAGGTAGTGCAGTATGACACGACAAATCAGATTTAATGGCAAAAAGTCGTATGAGGATTTTAAAATCAGAATAATCAGTGCAACAGTTGCAGAGCCGAAGAAGCGTGAGATCAAAGTGACTGTACCTTATCGCAGCGGCAGTATTGACCTGTCTGACTATGACGGCAATTTTTATTTTGACGACACCGAAGTATCATACAAGATGTTCGTATCTGATACAGAACCTGTCACACTGCTCCGCAGGATTGAGAAGATCAAGAGCTGGTTATGTGAAGCTCCACAGCAGAATATTTATGACAACTATTCCGAGAACTATCATTTTGTCGGCAAGTGTAGAACTGTTGAGACCAGCCTTGGTGAAGATGACATAACAGCTACTCTCGAGGTCATATTCGATGTAGCACCATATAAGGTCTCTGACGACTTTGCAGACACAGCGTGGGACACTTTTTCATTCGATGATGATTGCCTCAATCAGATGCCTCTCTCCTGCATAGCACACAAAGACGGCTATCATTCCCAACCGGGGGTACTATACTTCTATTCTTATGCCAAAGATGACATAGTTCCGAGCTTAAGGTATCACAAAAATGCTAACGATAAGGACAAACGAGGATTGACAATGCTTGATCTCAACGGTCATACCCTCACAGAAAACCTATACAAAGAAACTGAATCAACGTTTAGAATGCAAAATTTCGTCGTCAAACCCGGCACAAATGTCTTAGCTCTATACGGATCTGGTTCACTTGAAATCGAACTAACGGAGGAAATACTATGTTAGTTACACTCGATGATGCAAAGACGATTCACGATACTGGTTCTGTCAGAACCAACAAGCTGACAGGAACCATCGTCAAAGAAATAAACGCTATTGACATTTTTACGTTCAACATATATCCCGACAACAGCTACTACTCCGATTTAAAGGAACTGACATCGTTGATAAAGGTTTACGATAAGGAAAGCCTTATATTCGATGGCAGAGTACTGACGATATCACCATACATGACTGATAGTGGCGAGATTGGCAAACAAGTTGTCTGCGAGGGCGGTTTGTGTTTTCTGAAAGATAGTGTACCAATTATCAAACAGCTAAAGTGCACAATAAGAACGTATATAGCCACACTACTTTCAGCACACAATAATTCTGTTGAAAGCTACAAGCAGATACATATTGGCAATATTAACTGTTCACAAGCGCAGCACACATTTAATCCAGGATATGAAGACACGTTCTCAGAACTGACGAAAAACCTGATTTCCGGTGAAGATATCAGAGGTGAAATGAGGGTACGCATCGGCAAAGGAGGCATTAGATTTTTCGACTTCATAGCAAACGAATTTTCAGAGTTCAGCAATAAAACGATACAACTAGGAAGGAATATGCGATCTATCACGCAGGCGATAGACCCAAGTGAGATCATCACAAGGCTGTATCCGTTAGGTGCTGTCATCAACGATGATACGGGCGAACGTGTGACGCTTTCGGGAGTGAAGTATATTGACAACGACCAGCTGATAAAGCGGTACGGAGTACACGCTGGAACTATGATATTCGACAATATCACCACTCCAGGCGCATTGTCTGGAGCCGGCAGAGTATGTGCCGGAGCACTAAAAGCAGCAAAAGTCCAGTATGAGGTATCGGCTATTGACATTGATAAGAAGCTAGACGGCTTTGCAGTTGGCTGCAGGTATCGCGTAGTCAATAGCTACCTTGGCATCGACGAGGTATTGAGGTGCATCGGCACCAGCATCGACATCAATGACAGATCACAGAATGTGCTGACATTTGGCGACAAGATCGACACAATTAGTGGAATGTCAGCAAGAAAATAGGAGAAATGATTATGGCAAAAGCAATTGATATAAGTTTAGAGGTCACACAGGTGGCAACAGCATATACAGGTCGAGACGTCCGACAGGCTATTGTCGACGCATTGAACGCCGCACAGAACGCAATCAATGAAATGAATATGCCAGCAGGATCTCAGACCCTTATCGTACCGCCAGAGACGGCACTGGCCACAACGACTTTGAACCTGCCGTTCACACCGACTCAGAACACGCAGGTCATCTGTAGTCTGCGGGAGGTGTCGGCACCAAAAGCGAGAAGGCTGTGTGTAGAAACATTTTTCACAAGCAACAATTTGATAGTAGCGCTGACGAACGCAGAAAGTGCAAGTGCTACCGTTCCACAGGGTGAATATATTATTGACTGGATCGTAACAAAGCCATAGAAAGGAGGAATATCAATGCACATAAAAATCAACGAAGACTACAATGTAGTCGTGAACACAGCCCTGCTAGGATATGTAGGTGAAACAAACGCCCGTCCCGTGTCGGTCGAAGGGCTGACAGTAGACGGCGCAGACCGCTATGTAATGACGATAGACTACGGCGACGGTGTGACATATGAGGTCGATATCACAGACGGCACATGGACGCCTACGGCAGATGTCTTGCGTTCAGCGCAGACGGTATCATGCCAGATATGTGCAAAAAAACTGTCAGGCGATGAGTATATTTTAGTTAAAAAATCACGAATTTTTCGACTGCGAATAGGTGCGGCTATCGGTGATAATGCCGTGCCGTCACCAAGTGTGGCAGCTGACGCACTGGATAGGATAGCGGCAATCGGTGAACAGGTCGAAGCTGACGTGGAAAGGGCTGAGAATGCAGCTAGCACGGCTATGCAGGCGGCAGAAAACGCAAAAAAATCTGCCACAGCCGCAGAGAAATCAGCTGATACGGCAACGCAGGCGGCAAGCCGTGCTGAAACCGCAAAGACAGCGGCTGAAACGTCCGCAACACAGGCAGACACTGCAAGGCAGGGTGCAGAAACCGCACGTGCTGAGGCAGTTAAATCACAGAATAGTGCCAAGGTATCCGCAGCGCAGGCATCAACGGCAGCACAGCAGACCGAAGCCGACAAGACCATAACAGCAGGCTATGCTAAAACCGCCAAGACCTGTGCTGACGGCACTACGGCAGACAGACAGGCGGTGCAGACGTTGGCAGAACAAGTAACAGCCGACAAGGCTATTGTGGCAGACCATGCTGCTAAGGTCGCAGAGGACAAAACAGCCGCTGAAACCGCTGCACAGACAGCACAGGCGGTGGCTGACAGTCTGCCTGAGGACTACACAACAGCAGTCGGAAAGATAGCCGAAAACACGGCTGAGATAGCTAGCGTAAAGCTAACGGACAAGGAACTGCAAAGGCGTGTGGACGCACTGTTTGACATGGGTCAGGGTATCACGCACCAGTTTGAAACCGACAGCGAAACGGCATATCAGAAAGCAGTGCCTACGGGCGGTAAATTGATGTCGGTGAAAAATATTGGTGGTAGGTCTATCGTATTTAATCAAATTTTTCAGCCAAGAAAAGAAGCAAACAATGGTGCTACCGTGACCGCTGATTCTGACGGAACAATTACCATTAATGGAACTACGACAGCATCATACATCAATTTTAGAGATGTTACTCCCGAGCAGAACAAGATAGGGAAATATATGTTCAAACTGCTGATTTTGAATAATCCTGACAACATAAATATGAAATACAGTTTTCTGAATCGGAGCCAATCAACCCCAGTAATCACCAGTGGTTCATCTGCTGTGATTTATAATCAGACACAATCGGAAATTTCACTAGGCAAGGCTACTGGAATTAGTGGTTTTGCGGTCGGTACAGTTTTCAATGACGTTAAAATTAAAATTCAGATTTTCGATTTAACCGCCATGTTCGGCTCGGGAAATGAACCTAGCACAGTGGAAGAATTTGAAAAAATATTCCCTGCCGATTATTATCCGTATAATGCAGGGGAGATTATTAGTGCAGGCACGGAAGAGGTTGTGGAGCAGGGAGCAAACCTATACTACGGCACCGATATGCTGAAAGTTGGTAGTGATGACTATGAATATATTGCAAATAGTTATCGTTGCAAGTCAATAAAATTAAAACCTAACACCACGTACACGTTAAGTTTTAATTCTGACAAAACCAGTGAAATAATACTTCTGATGAATGTGACTACTGTTGTAAATGCAGGTCAATATTTTGATTTTAGAAAAGCTTCGCATACTCAGACATACACGACTGGAGATGACGGATGCCTGTATGTAGGTGTATATGCTGGCAATGGCAATGTTGCATCGGCTGATGTTGTTAAACGACTATCTGAGTGTAAAATCATGATATCGGAGGGTGACACCCCGACAGCCTATGCCCCCTACCACAGTAACGTTTACCAGATACCAGAAGCAATTCGCAATCTGCCTGGCTACGGCTGGTCGGCAGGAACGGCACGAAACTACGTGGACTATGAAAATAAACGATACGTTCAGTGTGTGAACAGCGTTGATTTGGGAACAAAAAACTGGCTGATGTACAAAGACGGCGACTACACCCCATTTTTCTATTTGAATGGTATCTCGGACATTCGGGGTGGCACACCAAATTTTCTATGTTCAAAATATCAGTATGCTAAGATTGGCGTTACTGACAACGTAACCGGTTTATACGTTTTGGAAAGTACGATAGTGCGTGTGCGAGACACCGCCTACACCGACGCCGCCGCATTTAAACAGGCAATGCAGGGCGTAATGCTGTATTACGAACTAGCAACACCAATCGTAACCGATATTTCAACCTTGATTGATGATGATTTTCTGCGAAATCTAACAGTCGAAGCAGGTGGTTCAATCACGTTCAAAAACAGCAATGGTGACGATTATAGAATACCCGTTCCGAACGAGGAAGAGTATATCGTGAAATTATCAGAAGTAGGAGGTACAACATGACGGATTTACAAAAGAAAATGGCTGACAAACTGGGGCTGACGGAAGATAATTTCCGCAAACCCAAAGTCACCGAGATAGACAGAATAAAGGCAAACGTTGATTTTCTAGCTATGCTGAATGGTGTTGAGTTGAATGAGGTGATTGATGATGAGTAAGAACTACGTTTAGGTTAAGAGGTACTATGACAGCCGTTTGTGGTCGGTTGCTATGGTACACGCCGCTGTCGGCAAGTGGATCACGGCTGAGGAGTATACAACAATCACGGGACAAACATACGAAAGAGAGGAACAGTAATGAAAGAAAACACAGCAAAAATCATCATATCAGCGATAGCCGCAGGGCTGTCAGCGTATTTCCGTGTTATGGCGATACCTATAGTCATTCTGGTGCTTGTGATGATCATTGACTACATTACAGGTATGTGGAAAGCATGGAACAGGGGCGAGCTGTCAAGCCGTGTCGGTCTTAAAGGGCTTTTCAAAAAGGTCGGCTACATATTTGTGGTGGCGGTGTCGGGCGTGCTTGATTGGCTCTTTATCTCAGGACTTTCACAGATAGGCATTGAAGTAAACGTCAGCTTTTACTTCGGTCTTATCGTGACGGTATGGTTTATCATCAACGAGTGCATTTCAATCTTGGAAAATCTTGCGGTGATAGGTATACCACTGCCGTCATTCTTGGTGAAGATAGTACACAAGCTTAAAATCACAGTTGAAAACAAAGTGGATACAAACGAAAGCGAGGAATAGAAAATGACATATGATGAGTTTATCAAGAAGCACAATGGTGTAGCTGTTAACTATGACGGCGCAGCAGGCAAACAGTGTGTAGACCTTGCAACGGCATATTTCAACGAGGTCTTCGGATCAGGTATCAAGAATTTCTGGTATGACGCTCACCATTTTTGGGATTTATTCGATAAGAACACTTGGCTGAAAGCAAATTTCACAAAGGTAAAGAACACGCCAAGTTTCGTGCCGAAAAAGGGCGATGTAGCGATATGGTCAGGCACGTTGAATGGCGGCTGGGGTCACATAGCAATCTGCACCGGTGAGGGCAACACGAGTTATTTTTATTCGTATGACCAAAACTGGAGCGGAAAAGCTTGCACTAAGGTCAAGCATACTTACGACCACATTGCAGGCTTCCTGAGACCAAAGAACCAGAGCAAGATAAGTGCGAAAGTGCTTGACAAGACAGGCTACAAGCAGGGCAACAAAACAAACGGTGTGCTTGCGCTCAAGGAGCTGCTGCTTATTGCAAAGGCGGTCAAGCTTCACAACGTAGGTATGGATAAGAACGGTACATACGGAAAAGGTACTGCAAAGGCAGTTAATACCTTGCTGAAAAAGTGGGGGTACAGCGAGAATGGCATTGCAGGCGTGAACTTCATCAAGAAGCTCAGCGACGAGATTACAAAGAAGATAAAGTAGGTAGTAAGACAGCCGACAGGGATTATTCCTTGTCGGCTGTTTTCATATCATTTTTTATTAATTTATTGATGTATCCATTCAAGCTCAAGCCCTGGCTTTCTGCATAATTTTTTATTTCTTCACGTTCACCCTTTTTAACCAGCACTTTTATTTGGTCATATGTTTTGGCACTATATTTTTGTACCGCTTTGTTGCTTGCTTTTGTATATGCCATAAATTCACCACCTTTTAAGATATTATACCACTTTTATATATTTGTAACAATATACATTTTATACAAATATATTGGTACAACTTTGTTGAGTTTGTCTATTGATATATTGGTACAGATATAGTATAATGATATCAGAAAAGAACGAAAGGGGGCGGTTAAATTGGACAAGAAAATAAAAAAGCTTGTTAAGCTGGTCCAACAACTTAACAAGCTAATGATCGAGATAATCGGCTTGATTGGCTACATCTTGATCATTAAAGATTTACTTAAATAAGTAAATTCGGCAGAAAGGAGAGTTGACCGCTCTCCCAACTGCTTGAATTATACCACAAAAACGAAAGGGTGTCAATATGAAAAATGATATTTTCAAACTTTGCAAAGAGCTGCTCAAGCTTGGCGGATTGATACTTGCAGTAGCGTACCTGGTGTTAAGATAATTCAAGGAGGTAAATAACATGAAAGTTACAGTTGAAAACGAGAAAATCAAGGTCAACAGTCCGTACAACAAAAGCTTTGTCGCAGGGGCAAAGCAGATACAGGGCAAGTGGAATGCCCCTTGCTGGGTCTTTCCAGAGGAGAACAAGGAAGCCGTCAAGGCGTTGCTCATAGAATGCTACGGAGAGTGTGGAGAGCTTGGTGCGGTCAGCACTGTCACAGTAGATCTTGACCTCGACACTTATACAGAGGGTTACGAGGACGGAGAAATCAGAGTTGGCTCAATCGTTGTTCTGAAAAGACTCTATCGTGATAGAGAAGTTATTTTCTCTGACAATGCAATGCTTATAAGCGGTGGCTTTGCCACTTCGGGCGGCTCTGCCAAAAATCCCAGGATATCAGCTGATGAGGGTACAATCGTTCGTGTTAAGGGTGTGCCTGAAACAATTTACAGTAAGATAAAGGACCATGAGGGCGTTAAGCTCGTATCTGACATAAACGTGGAAAGCCTAAAAGCAGAGCGTGAAAAGCTTCTCAAAAGAATTGCCGAAATAGACGGCTTGCTTGCGCTATGAAAGCGGCGGTCTATATAAGGGTGTCAACGCTGGACCAAGCACGAGAGGGGTACTCCCTCTCTGCTCAGCGAAAGACACTAACAGAATGGTGCGCCACAAGAGGTTATGAGGTATACAATGTGTATGCCGACGAGGGCATAAGTGCAAAAGATATTACACATCGCCCAGCGTGTCAAGCCATGCTTGAAGCGGCGTATAACAGTGAATTTGATATCATACTGATATGGGCGTTAAGCCGTTTCACAAGGTCCGTTGCAGATCTTTACGATACATGGGATAAACTACAAAAACATAACGTCGGCGTTGTAAGTTGCACAGAGGGGTTCGACACATCTACACCGACAGGGCGTGCTATGATGGGCGTACTTGGTGTTTTCGCCCAAATGGAGAGAGAATTGACGGCTGAAAGGGTTTCATTTGCGCTTGCTGAAAGAGCTTCACAGGGGAAGCGGACTTGCTCTGACGTTTTAGGCTATGACCTAGACGGAAAGGATAGTCTTACTGTCAATGAAACAGAGGCAGAAGTTGTTCGGTTAATTTTCCAAAAGTTCATTGAGTATCAGTCCTATCTACCTGTAGCTGAGATAGTCAACGCAATGGGGCATCATGGGCGACGAGGAAGTTCATTTAACGCTGAGTCGATAAAGAAAATAATAACACGCCCTGTTTACATTGGCTATTATAGCTTTAAGGGGCATTTATATCAGGGCGACTATGAGCCGTTGATATCGGAAAAAGATTGGAGGCATGCGCAACGTATCGTTCAGAAGATACGTTGTGGTCGGAGAAAGTATATCAGATAGTAGTTCAGCCGCCTCGGAGTGATCTGAGGCGGCTGATTTTTTTCTATCTTTGAAAAAAGTATAAAAATTTGAAAAGTATCGTGGGAAAAATATGTTGCGGTCTCCCGCAACCATATTGGTGAGACTAAATGGGTGCTCACCCTTAAAAGCCCGTATTTACGGGCTT